ATTAGTTAAAGTAGCAGCTTCGATAAGACCTACACCTTGAACAGCAAAGTTAACTCCTGCGTTACCTGTGAAAGCGATACCTGTAGTAGATACAGCAGTAACAGTAGCAAGAACATCCATTATCTTAGTGTTCTTATTAATTTCAGCAACTAATGCAGCAACTAAAGTAGCAGAAGTAATATTATCTGTAAGAGTTGTTAAGGTAACACTAACCTTACGAGAATTATCATATACTTCTTTACTTAAATCTGTAAAAGTAATACCATAGTAAGAACCCTGACGACTAACAGCATTAAGATTTAATGTACCAGTAGACCCATTATTACCAACATGTTGGATAGAGGCAACAGGTGCTACATAAGCTTGTTTATTAAAACTTAATGTAGGAAGATGAATGCGACAATGTTGAGGAAGAACTCCTGACTCACGTCCCATATAAAGATTAACAATTTCACCAGCTTTAACAAAAGTTCCGGTATCTAAAACTTTAACACCATTTTCTTGAAAGAAAGCAGGAGAACCATCAGCCAACGTATCAATAGTGGCTAAAGTATCTACCTCAGCAGCACCAGTATGAGAGTAAAGAGTAGCTGCATTAAACACAAAAACATTATTCATAATTTATTAGTTTTTAATTTCATTAACAAACTTATCATAATTAACTCCGTTAATAATAGCTATAGCCATTGCAACAGCATTATTAACAATAGTATCATGAGTAAATTCAGGTAGTTCGCAATCTACTCCTTCACCAATAGGATTATATTTTCGTATATATTTGATATATACGTTTTCTATACTAAAACCTGATTTATAAACATATAAAGTATTATTAAATACTTCACTAACAGGACTAAATACGTTAGTACCATAAAGATAACTATTTAAAATGGTATTAACAATACTCGAAGCAAATAATCTGTTTGGTTGTTTATTAAAAATTTTACATACAGTTTTAGTATCACTACTATCATCTACTAGGTGTAAATAATCAGCAGGTAAGGTAATAGACACTCTCCCACCATCAGGATAAGAGAGTGTCAAACCACCACCAGAAACAGTACTATCTTCTTTTAATAAAGTCCTTATACCATCAAGACTTCGTTGTGTATCTGTAAACTTATCAGGATTCGTAGGTATAGGTTTTGCAAATGATTCCACAAAAGCATTATAAGATTTATTAAGCAATACATCAATTTCTTGAGGTAAAAAACTCTTAGGCTTATTTGCATTAATGTTATTATAAGCAAGTCTAAAACCAATATGCATTTCCTGACGATTCATATATTAAAGACTTTTTAATTGATTTTCAATACGAGTTATAAACTCACCATTTAGTTCTCGATTTCTAAAGTAAACAATAGCTTCTTGTAATGTAGATGCTAAAGTATTACCTTCTTTATCCATTAATACTTGCGTATTAGGAATACGATTAACCATACCATGACTAACAGCTTTCTCAATGAATGCACGAGTTTCTAAATCTTTTGCGTTAGCAGTTGTTATAAATCCTTGAGGATCACTTTTAACAATCTTATCTAACATCATAGCTTTAGAAGTAGCATCTTTTGCAGCCTTAACATCAATTGCATGAACATTTGATAAAGCCCAAAGAACAACTTCTAGGTTAGCAGGATTAATCAATAAATCAGCATATTTAAGAGTAGCTTTACTTTGAATTTCAAACTTAGATTTTTCTTGTTTTTCTTTAAGTTCTTTGTTATAGATATAGAATCTAATGTTTTCACTCTTAGATACTCTAATTTCATCATTCGCCACATCTCTATAAACTAAACAATACCTCCAGAGAATATAATCAGCTACATTAATAGGAAACCCAACGTTATGAACTTTAGCTTCTAAATTAACAATAGCTTCATCTTTAACTTTATAGATTTCATCAATAAGTTTATCTACATCACCAGTAGAACCTACATTCTCTAATGAAGAATTAAACTTTGTTAAAATTTTACTATATTCTTTATCAAAATTATCAAAGTCATGTTTACTATTAAACCTAATAGAAATATCAAGAACTTTACCACCAGGAGTTACAATAACAGCAAGATTAGAAAAGTATTCATCTACTCTTTTATTATAGTTAGGTGACGTATGATGTTCCCCGATAAGCGTAGGCATATATACATCTAACTCTGCTTTATTAACTCTCATACGATCATAACTACGAATAGCACTTCCAATCTTTGAAGCACCATCACTTAGATATGCCATATTAGCTTTACGAAATTCTGAATAATTCTCACGGTGCATAATAGTAGCACTCCTAGTAAAAACATACTCTCCACTGGCAGAAGGTTCAGCAATAGCTTTAGCTTTAGCTTCCGCAATTGCCCCACCTAATCCGTTCGCATTATCTTTTTTTGCGTTATCTTCCATCTTATACTATTTATTAGATTAAATATTATTATTACAATACTGATTGTAACATGAAGCAATGAGTAGAGTTATCAATATTAACACCTCTAGTAAATAGTCTTTCGTAACTAGATTTACCTTCGTCAGTAGCTAAGTTAATAACTTTTTTAGTTAAAGTATTTCCACCAAAACCAACTTCCCAAGATTCAGGGATTGCATTCATACCACGATAAATACCAGTAATTTCTTTATTACCTTTCTGAACATACATACGAACATTACGTTCAGATGAATATGTAGATTGATCAATAAACATACCACAATGTGAACTCATTGGACGACCAGTCCTAGGATGAAGATTACCATTGGCTTTATCCATTTCAGCCATCAAACCATTATCTAACAAGTTCATAGTTTTAAGAGTAATACTATGACCATTAATAGTTTTATACTGTTTGAAATAAGAACCATAAGTTAAACTATCACCGGAACCACCAATCATCTTATCACCAAGACTGATTTCAAAACCAGAAGCTGCAATGTCACTACGAATAGCAGCATCAAAATCTTCACCAAATCCCATACCACAATAAACAACTACATCCATTTTACCAGTATCACTATCACTAGTGAATACATCAGTAACAGTAGTTTTGATTTTATGAAGGGTAAGATTAAGACCGTAAGTATCATAATTAGCTTCCTTAACAATCTCCATCATACCAGCGCCTTCAGGAATTGGTTCACCAGAATCATAGTCTTTCATGATGATTTCACCATTAGCACCACGATTATAAGTAGAAGTCCAATATTGTTCTTCGTTAAACTGACGAATATCTACTTCAAACTGACGCATTTCTTCGTTAATCCAACGATTAGTAGTACCTCCACCCGCTGTTTCAAATTGTACTTCTACAACTTTATTAGCTAAGTTACCACCAATATGTTTAGAATAACGCATAATCTGAATCTGGTTTTTCATAGAACCAGTACCACGAACATTACTTCTATTACCTCTTGAAAAAGATTCAGGAACAGTAGGAGCTGTAAGTACCCAAGCAGTTCCAGGAACTAAGTTAGAAGTATCACACTGTACGTTAGGATTCTTTGGTTCAAGAGTATAACGGAAATAAGAACCAGAAGGTTTAGGTTTATCCATAATACGATACATAGTCCTGTCAGGAGCCATCAAACCGTACTGTTCGATAAACATATTAGTTTTAAAATACACATAAAATGGACTTCCACCTTTACCACGAGAGTTATTAGTAGAATCAAAATAAGCTACAACATCAGTATGTTTTGCTTTACCCATAACAGGCCAAGTGTACTCAATGTTATTTACTTCTTTTACACCACCAAACTGTCCTTCGGTTAAAGTAGTCAAAGGGAATTTATCACCATCTTTACCCCAAAGATAGGTAAGCGAAGGATTGGCAACATCCGGTTTGTCCAACATTAACTTAGTAAGAGATCGTTCATTGGTATAACCATCGGTTACCCATTTTTGACCCCTAATTTCTCTAATTGCACCCATAATTAATTTTTCTTATTATTTAATATCATCATTATTAACCTTAGAATTATCTCCGGCTTTACCTATAACGACTTTGGTTTTTTGACTTTTGTTTGCACCAATTTCTAATTTAGCTCTATTTGCATTTTCCTTTTTAAGTTGAAGATTAACAAGTTGTTTTAAATCTCCACCAGTAAACATTATATAATCAATAAGCAATTCTAATTCAGCACCTTGTTTTTGTCTTGCAATAGCAGCAGCACTGTTACCTTCATTATCAACACTTTGAGAAACAAATGTATAAAAATCATCACGAGTTTTATTTAAAACTGCACCTAATTCATTACGTACTTGAATATTAGTAGGAATAACATAACCTTTAAGCTCTCCTTTACTAATTGTATTTTTAATACCATCCCAATACGCAATAGCATTTGCTTCTGCTTTAGCATCCATAGCAGAAACTTGCGCTTCTCTATCCGCTTTTTCTTTTTGTTCTTTAGTTTTAATAAAAGTTAAAGAGTCATTAGCTTCTTCTAACATTCTATTATCATCCTTAGCATACTTTGCTAAACGACTAGCTTGTTCTTTTGTACGACCCCGTAGCATTTCAGCTTCGATGATAATAGAAGTTAGTTGATCAGTATTATCTTTATCTAGTTTAACATTAGAATGATCTGTTACTCTACCAAAACTTTCAAGATTACCATTAACTCTTAAGAAATTATAAGCATCTTTAAGTACAGGATATTCAGTAAAGAAAGCATTCTGTTGTTCATTAATAACTCTTGAACTTTCTTGTGTAACTACGTCATTGATATATTTGGCATAACCTTCAACGCTATCTTCATAAACAATCGGAGTACCTTTATCATCTACAGGAGTATATCCTGTTATTTTAGATATTTCATCAATGTATGAGATTTCTTCATCATCTGTAAAAGAATCAAGAATCTTAGCATTAAGTGTTTCAGCATCTAATACTACATTACCCATAGTATCAACAGCAACTCCGTTTTTAATCTGATAATCAACACCATCAATACTAATAACTTTACCGTTATTATCTTTTATAAAAGCAGTTGTTTTAGCTTCTGGTGTATCTTTTGGTTCATCTTTAGGCTCATCTTTAGGTTCATCCTTTTGTTTAGATAATTTAATATCTAAATCAGACTTACTCAATATTACTTTACCTGTACTATCTACAATGTCACCTTTAGCATTAAATGAAGCATCAGAAACATCTGGTGCAAATTGAGTCAATTGACCCTTTTGTGTATCATCTAATTTATCAACAGATAGAATACTATCTGGTTTTACAAAAGGTTGACCAGTTGCAGGATCAAGGTTTTCGTTTCCGAAAACAATATCATCATTAACAATTGGTTCTGCCATAATTTTTAATTTTTAGTTTCAATTATAATTTGATTATTTGAATACAATAGTAATATATATTAGTGTATAAAACAACTTAATATCTATTTCTTTGAGTCGTATTTATTTTTATTCTCTTTAGCAATACGTTCAGAACTTTTTATTTTTTCATAACCTAAACGAGTATTATCAAGATGTTGTTTTTCTTTCAACATAAGTTCTCTATCTTTCATACGATTATTAAAAGCATCAGTTTCTGCTTTAATTACAGATTGATCTTCTTCACCTACTAAAGATTGAGTCAATGTAGTAGCCCCAACTTCTAATTCTTTACGATAGTTTTCATTCTCTTGTTTAAATTGTTCTATCATATAATCTTGTTGGAATTTCTTTTCAATCATAGCATTTTGTTGATCTGCTAATTGTAAAGCATTTTGTTGATCAACCATTACCTTTTGTTCTTCATACTTACGTTTAGTTTCAGTAAACCTTCTCATAGTAGCTGCTAGTTTAGCAACACTATTAGAATTAACAGCTTCAATAGCTAAATCAAATTCACCATTTTGAGCAGCAGCTAATACTACACCTTCAAGTTTATTAAACTTATCACTTTCAATTTGAGAGTTTCTAACATTAATACCATACATAGTATTAATATGATCATCTATATTAAATTCTAAGTTTTTTACTACACCATCTTTATCTATATATTGACCAGCATTATTATCGAGATATGCCGTCTTAGCAAAATCTAAATCTGCTTGATAATCTTTTTCTCTAAACTTATCAAACATAGTAAAGATAATAACACTACCCATAGAACTACGAATGATTGCTTCTTGTGTAGTAGTAGCACCTGCTGATTGAGCAATATCACCAAGACGTTGAGGATTCATATCTACAGCATCCCAAGCTTCATTCTTAGTATCATTAGCTATTTCAGTAAGTTCTTTAATATAATTATATAAAGAAGCATCTAATACTCTAAACCCTGATTGTTTTTGTCCACCTGTATCTTCTGAATCATCATATGTTAATACACCATCTGCTGCCATACGATGAAGTTTTTCTTCTCCATCTTTAGCAACAAGTGATCTAGGCATTAATATGATCTTATCTTTATTCTTAGCAATAACCTTTTCTCTAGCATATAATATAATATTACGACTAGCTTGATAAGGAGCAATATATTCAGGTATAGAGAATATACCAGCATTATTAATAAGTTCACATATACCATTATATGGTAACTTAGGGTTAGCAGGATTAATAAAATCTCTACGTTGACAAATACAAGGTTGAGGTATAGTATAAATACCTAATTCCGGGTCACCAATTCTATATATCTCCCAAGTTTCAAATATATAATCTTTCTCTAACTTAACATTAGCATCTCTATATTCAGACGGAATAGTATCATCAAATACAGCATCTTCGAAATCTTTAATAGATAGACCATAAGCTTTAGGAGTACCTTTAACAAACCAAATAGGAACTTCTGTTTTATAAACAACATGATCAACATCTATATTTCTACCACTAGTAGATATACATATATTTTTTTGAGTATCATCTAACAATCTATTATTAGCAAATGTAGTATATGCTTCACCATTACTAACAGAGTTCATAATATGTAATGGTACAAATACATTATTACCTGTATAGTTACCATGTTCAATAAAATCGCTAATAAGTTTTACGTGTTCTGGTTTAAGTAAATGTCCTAATTTAGATATAATTTGTTCATAACTATATTTATCCATACATACACCTTGATCGTGATCTTCTACAAAATATTCACCATTAGATATAGGATAATATTTATATGGAGAAATAGATTCTTTAATTAAAGTATCCCCACGAACATCATGATATGTATAGCAGCTACCTGTTATTATAAAATCATAAAACGATTGATAATACTTAATAACAGACTCCGTCCAATCTTGTATAGCTTCCAAAAGGTCTTGTCCTTTAACAGCACGTTCATCTATATATTGAGCTTTAGTAGCATTAACTATTGCTTCAAAATCTGGCATTTCCGGAGCCTGAACTTGTTGATTAGGGTCTTGTGTTTGTTGTTGTTCTATTTGTTGAGCTATTAAACTTTTAAATTGTTTCATAGCTATCTTAGTAACTTCTGCTGCAATATATTGATTACGCAACATTACAACATCACTATTAGCAACCTTAACCTGAAAGTTATGTATTTGTTTAATAAACTCACCCATGTATCTTCTAACAATGGGTCTTATAATATCATAGTTACGAAGAGTACCAGGAAACCTTTGATACTTTTTATCAGTAGCATTATAAGGATTAAGTATCTTTTTATAATCTTCTACATCAATAACTCCTTTAGCTGCTTGATATAATCTATCTATTTCAGATTTATCATTTAAAGATATAGCTTGACTAATTATAAAATCAGCTGTATTTTTACGATATGCTTCATCTGTTCTTTTAAACTTTCTAGTATTTCTTTGACTAGGATAATTAGATACAATCGCTGTCATAGTATTTATTTATTATTAATATATTTCTCTATTCCAAAAATCATTAGCATTAGAAGGATTTTCTTTTGCTATTTTAGCTTTACCATTTAATTCAAGTCGCTTTCTATCGTAGGCGTGTACAATAGCATCAGAAAGTCTATCGAAGTTACCTTTGTAGCTAAATTTAAGCATTTCGTTTAAATATCCTAGATCATATATATCTTCAAATACATATTTAAGAGAACCATCATTTTTTACACCTGTAGATGTGTACATAAGTTCTTTAAGATATATAAGACCATTTATCTTTTTAATACCATCACCTATAGTAATACCATAAGTTTTAGAATCAGCTTCTTTAATTTTATTATCCCAAACGTTATTAGGTTCTAATGCAAGTAAATCTAATCGTTTCCATTTTCTAAAGTTCTGTACACTTTCACCCCTATTAACCTCAACAAGTATTTCTGCATCCCCATATAGTATAGAAGTATTCATAACAAGTTTATCAACATCTTCCATGCTATTTGGCCTACCAAAAAATGAAGCAACTACTCTACATTCTACATTAGGAAAATATTCACTAGGCATCATCCAAACTTTAAACGAAGCACCAGAATGTTTAGTAGTAAGTTCATTCTTTTCTTTATCTACACCAAAAGGGTCAAAAGATATTCTATATAAACCTCTAGGAATAGTACCTGTTTTAGGATCACGATACGGAGGATAATACATACGAAGGCAACCATGTGGATCACCACTAGCAGGTAGTTTTAAATCATCAATATAAGGATGTACAGGTAATCCATCTGAATCTAATCTTGCATTACTTTTGAATATAATACCTTTATCAGTAGGTGTCGGCATACCATCAGTATAGAAACTATAAGAAGGATCATGCTTACACTTATCAATATGTAGGAGTAGTTCAGGAGATGTAAACATATTCTCATTTGTACTACCGAAAGACTCACTAGGCATATTAGCATACTGACCACAATACGTAATATAATCTTGAGGGGTTTTTGCATCTCTTTTAGCATCTTCACGTTCTTTAGTTAATATTTCAGCAGCAACATCATAATCTGTATTACCCCATTCATCCATAGAAGGAGTACCATCTGGTAAGAAACCTTGTAGGGATTCTATATAAGGTTTAAAATAACCACAAAGACTATGACGAGATTCTTTATCAAATATATTTTCAAAAGGCATAAAACGATAAGAACCTCCGGGATTATAGAAGTTAGCTTCAAATATTTCCCATTTACCTTCTTTAGAACCCCCAGTACCAAACGCAACTATCATACCAGTACTAATAGCACCTGTACGAATAGTAGGTTCAGTAACATTCATAAAAGCATTAAAGTTAGGGAAGTTAGAAAGTTCTTCACACTTTATTTCTTTACAGTCTTTACCAATAAGACAATCAGGATTATCTGGCCCAGAAGATACAGAGATCATACGAGATTGATAACCTTTAGGATTACGATTACGATCATAATAACCTAATTGAAAATCTTCTAAATCTCTACTAAGTATTCCTCTTTTAAATGGAGTATGTTCTTCATAAAACATACATTGATTAAAAGCCATAGCAGCAATAGCATTACCCTTAGTAAGATACTTCTTATCAAAAGCAGCTAACCCCACAGTCATTTTTGGTATAAGATTTATAGTATTAGCAGTACCAACACCTTCCATATAAGAAAACCCAGCACGACGAGATTTACCAACAATAAGATTAAATCCATTATGTTTAGAAAATTCTTTACTTTTATACCACCAATATTGTGCAGCAAAAAATTCAGGAAAACCTTCTTTCTTATCACCTGTAGTACCTTGTGCTGTAACCATAATAGATTTAGCATCAAGTTTATTCATCCTACCATAGTTAATAAAATTATAATGTTCACCACTAATACGAAGGTTGTGAATACTACCATCTGAATTTAATTTACAAGGAGCAATAAACCCATGTTTACGTCTAAGTTCTTCTTGTGTAATAAAACGTATATAAGGTGCACTATCTATTTTATGTTGACAATATGTACCAAGTTTTTCATAATGATTAGCTGCCGGTCTAAGAAGATGAGTATTAACAAAAGTAAAGGTTGCGTTGAAAAGAAATCCGCCACTATCTCCAATGAG